TGATGGTTCTATAAGTGTTACCTCTGAGGTATTTATCGAGTGGTTTATCATTCGCTTATACAATGATATGCTTGTTTTCAACCACCCCTTCAGACAATGCCCGTACGAAGAAGCTATCGTTAGTGAGGCAATAAAATACTATTCAGGTCCCGAACTGAGAAACCAGGTAAGAGATTACAGGCACATCCTCAAACGCAACTCAGGGCTTTGGGCTTGTGGTGTACTGGTCCGCAAGCACACGGATTTCATTAAAAAGCTGATGTCCGAATGGTGGGAACAAAACTTAAAGTACACCCTGCAAGATCAGATTTCATTTGCCTACGTATGTGCAAAGAACAAGTTCAAACCAACAACCTTAAAAGTAAACCTTTATTATAACCTGTTATTTAAAATCATTCCACACATGAACACAGAAGTACATCCCGAAAGAAAAACCCCAGTTACAGACCGTATCAGGGTCATCAATTCGATCATCAAACTGAAAGAATACGAAACATACCTGGAAATAGGCATGGCTGACGGTGCAACCTATCTTAACATTCAATGCCGTTACAAGGATGCTATTGAAATTAAGAAAAATACGGTGGTAAAACCCATCTTCTGTATGTCGTCTGATGAATTTTTCCAGCGTTTCAAAGGCCGCTTAAATTATGATTTGATTTTTATTGACGGTGACCATGAAAGAGGGCAGGTTTTAAGGGATATTAAAAACTCTCTTGATATTCTGAACCCCGGCGGCTGCCTTGTCCTGCATGACACAAACCCCCCCAACCTTAAATACACTTCAAGCATATTCTGTTATAATGCTTATCAGGCTTTGATTGATATTATTTTCGAGGAAAACAAGCTGCAAGTGTATCAACTGACCTTATGTGATGACCAGGGAAACGGACTTGGTTTTATTATCCCGGCAAAGAAAAAGTTTCCTATCTTAGACGCACAAACCAAAGAACACGTTTTGACATATCAGGGCTTTGATGAACTCCGTAAAGACGGTTCAGGTGTTTGGGTTACTGAGGATGAGTTATACCTTAAACTGAAAAAGAAATGAAAGACAACCAATTTCCGGGACATAGCAACCCGCCAGACCCACCAGACCCACTAAACCCACCAGAAAATAGGGTAGTTGTTTATATGCCAGATTTTCCACCTGAAATTTTTAATAATGTAACTGTTGATATTAAAGAAAATGGAGATAGATTAATAATATCGAATGATACTGGTGAAATTGTCGGAATATTCCCTGTTTCATCGGCTGTATTAATTTTACCTCAAAATAACTCATGAAAGTATCTGTATTAATGTCGGCAAAGGTCTACAACGAAACTCAATATAAGTGGCTCTATGAAGCATGGTCGAGTATTGGAATGCAAACCTATAAGGATTTTGAACTTGTGGTTATTGATGATGGCGGTAGTATGGATATATCATACTTCACCAGCAAAAGAAACCGACACCCACAAGGCTTGGCTTACGCTTTGAATTTGGGGTTGACATATTGCACCGGCGACCTAATTATCAGGATGGATGCTGATGACATAGCCTATCCAAACTTAATTGAAAAACAGGTCGAGTTCTTTACACAGCACCCTGAAGCCCAAATTTGCGGGATACAACTCAGAGCGTTCCACTACCAGACAGGTGAAAACTGTTCTTTGGGCGGTGGATTCCCTACACACCATCCTTTAATAATAACCCCCGAAGATGCTCAAATATTAGGTAGAAAAGGCCAGTTCTGGTTTGTCAACCATCCCGGGATAGCCTTTAAGAAACAGACAGTAATCGACATAGGAGGCTATCAGGAAGGAGAAACCCCTGAAGGGGTAAAGGTCAGGGAAATGGAAGATATGAAACTCTGGCTCAAGATGAGCAGAGCCGGGATTACTTTCTACAACCTCCCTGATGTGTTGATGGATTACCGTTACCGCCCACCTATTAACCGGAGATCACCGGAATATTTTGCAGCACATAAGAACGAAACGGATAATTTTTTGAGTCTCCCATAGGGCTGCAATTTCTGACTAATCAATTGAAAAACAAATAAATATAAAAACGGTGATATGAACGCAAATGAACTGAGAATAGGGAATTGGGTACAGATAAAAGGTGAACCTTTCCAAGTATGTGGTATTTGTGAGGCGTTCCCTGACTTGGATACGATAAAATTCGGGGCAGGGGTAATAACGTGGGATGATGTACAGCCCATCCCCCTTAACGAAGAAATCCTGTTGAATGCGGGGTTTAAAAGGTATGGCAAAGATGGAGTTGTGAGAAAATGTATTTTAGGAGATGGAAGTCCAGGGAAACATAGGGAATACATAAAATTTACTTATATAGGCTGTTATTATATTCATTATGATAACTATAATGTCGTTATATACTACGTTCACGAGCTCCAAAATCTTTACTTTGCGCTTTGTGGTGAAGAACTTGAAATAAAACTGTGACCATGAAAGATAAATTAGAAGACATAACCAATTTATTGGTGTTAACAACCTAACTTGACAAAAAAGTAAAGATTGTATACCTTTGTTGGTTCAAAGTTTTTAAAACTTTATAAAACTTGCCAGCACCTAAAGGAAATAAATACGCCAAAAACACAAAGCGAGGTCCGGGAAAGATTAACAAAGAATTTTATTCCATCTATAAGGATATTCTGAACGGGGAGACAGATAGAATTGCGCCTGCCTTTGAAGCTGTTTACAAAAAAGACAAATTCAAATACCTGCTTTTAATTGAGAAGTTTATGGCATATATAGCCCCTAAACTTTCCAGTACATCCCTGTCAAACCCCGATGGCTCAAACCTACTGACTAACTCCCTTAATATAATTCTAACCGATGCAGGCCCTCCAATTGCAACAGACGAACAACCAACTGAGGGTTAATAGGAAGCTGTTTGAGCCTGTATGGAATGCTAAACAGAAATATGTCATTCTACAGGGTGGCACATCATCGGGGAAAACCTATTGCCTTTTACAAATACTCTTTCTTAAAGCAATAACTGAACCCGGTATTGTTATCACTGTCACCGGGATGGATATACCCAACTTAAAAAAGGGTGCGCTAAGGGATGCTCAGATAATCTACCGTTCTACTGAACAATTCCGTAACGCTTTACAGGCATATAACCAGACAGATAGAACATTCATTTTCAAGAATGGCTCTATTATGGAGTTCACCGGTTTTGAGGATGAACTTGACGCAAGGGGTTCACGAAGAGACTATCTTTTCATTAATGAAGCAAATACCGTTTCTTATGAGATATTTTGGCAACTTCAGATCCGCACCAGGAAGCAGGTATTTCTTGATTTCAATCCTCACTGCGGTTTCTGGGTGCATGATAAGTTACTTGGCAGGGAGGATGCCGTTAGATTTATATCAGATCATAGGCATAATTCTTTTTTGACACAAGAGCAGCATAATGAAATAGAATCCATTGCCGATCCTGAGATGTACAGGGTTTATGCCAGAGGATTTACTGGCAATATAAAGGGTACAGTTTATAAAAACTGGATACCCATACAGGAATTCCCAACTGATTGCGATTATTTCATTTGGGGTTTAGACCCGGCAAAAGGAGAATCAAAAACAGCCGGTTACACGGCGATAATAAAAATAGGGGTTAAGCTGCCACGCTCATTGTACCTTAAAGAGATATGTTATATTCAGGGCGGTGTTGATGAATTTGCAATAGCAGAAGCCTTTACCCAATCGGGATGGGTTGAGGGTGATCCTACTTATTGCGATCATGAACCCTATCTTATTGGGGCTGTCAGAAGGGCAGGGATAACCTCTGTTGTGGCAGCGATCAAAGGCGAACGCTCAGAGCTGCAAGGCATCCTGAAAGTCAAATCTTTTCAGTGTTATTATTTACCCTCAGATACCAACCTCAATAGTGAACGCTCCAGATATAAGTTTTTACAGGTAGGGGACGTTATCACCAACTCCATCGAGGAGACTAAAACTTTCCACCTTATGGCTGCTTTGCGCATGGCAGTCTATACCCATTTCTTTGGTAAGTAAAATTTGTTAATAAGTCCTATTGACATTCGTTACATTTTACTTTACTTTTGTAAAGTGTTGTTTTCATTTTTCTTGTGAACTATGAAGTGCGCCCCCTGGCCAGGGGCACCTTCACCTAAAAGAAATCAATGGGTATATCTCAATACCTTCCTGGCCGCAAAACAAAAGAACTACAAAAAAAAGTTGAAGCCCTTGAATCTTTACTAAAATCCGCTTATCCTCAACCTTCAGGGGCTTTATCATACGAGAAAACAGTAGCAGCAGACGGGACTATCAGTTATATGTACGGTTTCTCTATACCTTCATATTCACAGGATACCGTAACCCTAAGAGGACAGATGACCTCTTACGATCTTTGCTCTCCGATTTCAGGAATAATCTCACGTAAGGCAAGGGCTTTGAATAACGGAATCTGGACGCTCAAAGATGAAAACGAAGACGAAGCTAAGGGAGGGTATTATAATTATATTAACTCCCTGCTGAAAAAGCCTAACATCTTACAGACAAGAAGGCAGTTTGAAACGCAGCTTTACACCTATTTACAGCTATTCGGGGAGTGTTTTATTTTTGGGTTAACGCCAACGGGGGCAGCACCCTCAAGAACCGACAAGATTAAGGCTTTATGGGTCATTCCTAACTGGATGATACAGCCTGAATACACCGGCAAACAATACCAACAGACTGAGCAAAAAGGAATATTAACGGGATATAGGCTTAATTCCGGTGCAGAGAATGCCGGGGTGTTGATAGATCCATCCCTGGTGCTTCACATTAAAGATATTAACATCAATACAGGGCTTGGCTATAACAACAACCTCTTACAAGGGCGCTCACGTTTAGTCTCTCTTTCATCTGAGGTAAGCAATATTATCGCTGCTTACGAAGCAAGGGGTTCACTGATAAGCAACAGGGGATCAGTGGGTATGATTTCTCCTGAGGTCTCTGACATGGTTACACCTCCTTATACACCAAAAGAAAAGGAAGCCTTATATGCTGAATATAAAAAGATGTTTGGCATTACCGGGGAGCGTAACGGAGTAATGATAATGAACAAAGCCTCCCGTTGGCAGTCAACAATAGCACCCACAAAAGAGCTGATGTTATTTGAGGAAGTTCAGGATGACATTCGTTCCATGGCCTTTGCCTACGGTATGCCTGAGCCTTTACTTGGCTTCCCTTTAGGCTCGACTTACAATAACATGACGGAAGCCAAGAGGGACTTATACCAGGATGCCATTATACCTGAATCTGTTGACATATCGGAGTGCTTAACGAATTGGGATGCTTTGGGTATACAGAGGGAGGGGATTCATATCTGTATTGACTTCATGCACCTTGAAATATTACAACGCTCTCAGAAAGAGAAAGCCGATGCAATGCGCTCAGAAGTTACAGCCTTAAACATTGCCTATCAGTCCGGGGTGATAACAAGGGAGGAATTACGCTCATATTTGGCTGAACAGTTTGGCATTGACCCTGTAAAGATTAACGGTTCTACTTTTTATACCGGTCAACCTTCAGCAATTAACATCAACGAAAATGGAAAATAAAATATTGACTGTTGCACAAAAGAAAGCAACTCACTATAAAGTACGCTCCTCCCTAGAAATGTCAGTTAAAGATGTTGACACCACAAAGCGTACTGTTCAATTCATACTGAATACCTATAACTATTTTGACAGTGACAAAGATGTACTGGTTATG